GATACGGTGAGCATTAAAGTGTTCTTGACGAGCAATGTGCAATGTTTGTGGCATCACTTGAATCAAGAGGCCACGGTCATTGGTCATACCCATAATAGCAATAACAGCATCTTCCAGAGAAGCTTCACTCAGGTCAACGTCTACTGTTGGTTTATTAGACCATGTACCACCAGTAGTATTCGGGTGTGCTGTGGAACACAGAGCAACACCGTCACCACCGAGGTATGTGCCGTTAAAGGCACGGTTGTAGATATTTGCTGCAATATTTTCCTTAGTCTGACGGAAGCCCATTGCGAGCGAAGCCGCGCGACGTTTGGATACTTTTTCATACAAGTTGTCATCCAACTCTTCTTTCGTTACAATGTAACCCAAAGCATATGCAATGTGCACATAACGAGTAACGAAACCTTGAACTTCAGAGTCGTATGACACCCCTGCGCCTTCAGACTTGCGTGGAGCAAGACCAAATCCTGTCAGTTGTACATCTTCTTCATAGTTCTGAGTTGAAGTGTCCTTTGTGAACAAATCAGAGTATTCCTCTGCATGTTCAGCATAGACTTGCCCCCACCAAGCTTTTACGCCGGGCCAAAGGGCTTTTGGGTGTGATGCAGTTGTGATAACGCCAGCCATGTTAAATTCTCCTAGTTATTAGATGACTGCGGTGCCAGTAGAGGCAGCATAGACATGATTGTTAATTTTAACTAGCAATTTAGCATACTGAGAAGCAACTACATTGTCATCTCGTTGTACGAAACCAAGAAGTTTCAGGTTAGCTGTAGTAGTGCCAGTTATAGCTACTGCTGTGGTAGTACCTGAGTCACTATAGGTAGTTGCACCAGCAGCAATCAAGAAGTTGACATTGCTGCCAATATCTGTCAATGCTGTGCCAGCAACAACACCATCTTGAATCTCAAATACAATCATTGGATCGTCTGCTACTAACAGATAACCCGCAGTAGAAGCAGCCAAACTACGAATAGTCAAATCTGGAGAGGGTGAACCCACCAAAGAGACACCAGCAGTTACAACTACAACACCAACCACAACACCAACAATTGCTGACCCGGCTGTGCCAAGTACAACATCGGCAAGGCCTTTTGCATCAGAGGTACCACCCAATGTTACGGGGTCTCCCACATAGATTGCATTAGCATCACCAGTACCACGATAATACAGACGGGCTTGACCATTGTATGGCGCACCATTAAGGTACGACACTGGTTTAAGACCATCTGGTCTGTTTACATTTGCCATTTTTTAGAACTCCTAAAGATTGTTTATCCTCTGGAGAATTTAATACCTGCATTGTAGAAACCTTCTGAGGTGTGTCCTTCTCCAGTAAGCTTTCCACCTCGAATTGCGTTGTCAACAACGTCAATCTTGGCTTGAGCTTCAGCTTGGTCTTCCTCGTAAAACTCTTTACGAATTTTCATTAGGTATGCATACATGGGTTCTCCCTTGTCTGTGCTACCTGCGAGAAAGCGTACCTTATCTCCAATATCAGTGTTTTTACTAATAACATTAGTTGCAACACTGCCTACCTCATTTGCTTCTACAAACTCATAACCTACGTCAAGAGCTTGTTGAATCCTACCGGGAGTATCATTAAAGATATGCCCATGAAACCCTAATTCATCCAGTCGAGAAAAGTCAACTGTCATCTTACCTTGTGTACCATTGAACGTAGCACGTTTCCTTCGGACTGGTTGTTCCCCAGTACCCGCTACTGGTGCCCGTGCTGTAACAGAACCATTATTAATGGCTTCTGCTTCTTTTGCTTTTCGTGCAGTAACACGTTCTGCTTTTTGTTCTGGTGTAAGTGCGGCTGGCATTTTCTCTATCTCCTTATTCGTTCTCATAATACATTGCTACATACTCATCTTTTTTCATAAGACCTTGTTTGACAAACCTATTACATGCTTCTTTAGCATCAGCAGGTAGGTTCTCAAACGTATTCTTACCACGAGACCCATTTGGACGGCTATTAGTTGGTGTACCACCTTCTACAGGACTGCCACGAGTGGCCTTCTTGAATTTAGCTGGTAGAACCTCTTCTAGTTCTTCGTCAAGTCTTTCAAAGAAAGCTTTACCCTTTAGTTCTGGGTGTTCAGCAAAGAGTTGGGCACCTACAGCATCAGCAATACGAGTATACTTCTCGTCTTTGGTAAACCAACTATTATCCTCTTGCCATGCTACAAAAGCTGGATCAAGGACAACTGGTTTAGTTGCTTCTGCTACTGCCTTAACAGGTTCTTTCTTGGCTTCTGCTTGTTGTTCCTTGACAATATCAATTGCATCATCAATAAGTACAACACTTTCACCATCACCTGCTGTTACAGCTTGCTTCTTCTTTTCTTTAAGATTCTCCAGTTCCGATTGCAACTCCGATACTTTCCGGGCTGTTACATCTTTTTGGAACTGCTTAAACTCTTCAGCCGTTTTACGAATGTCTGCTATTTCAGCATCACGTTCATTAAGCTTCTGCATGAGTTTTTCATTGTTTTTACGCAATATGGGATTGATTTCACGCCCACGCTTTACAAAGGTCTCGGCATCTACGAAGTGCTCTCCATCCCGATATTCGGACTGTGGAACCCAACCCAATGTCCTTGCTTCCTTCTCTGTTGCCACTTGTTCTGGTGATTGTACTTCTTGTTCTTCACTCATGGTTATTCCTTCTCATCTAAGGTTGCACAAATATTTTCATCATTCAAAAGTCGGTATGTCTTGCCATCATTACCTTTACGGATGATGCCAGAATACTTCCCGAAGATAACTCGATCCCCAATTTTGCACCAAGGTTCTGGTTCTTTATCAAAACAGGTACTACCCATTGCAACAACAACACCATCTACTTGTGCTAGCTCTTCTCGTTGAGTCTGTGTGCCACTTGAAATAACAATACCACTTTTAGTGGTAACTTCTACTTCATCTGGTAAGACCAAGAGACGATACCCCTTTGGATTAATGCCATGCTGACTCATATAAAATCCTCAAATTCAATTTCCAGTAAATTACGGGCTGCTCGACAATTTGCCTGAAGTCTGTCCAAATCTTCTTTAGCACAGTTCTCAAACATAATATGATAATTGTCTAAATCTTCCTTCAACTTCTTGCGAAGTATTTGTGTTACTGGGTCTTCGATCCAATTTAGAAATTGGTCTTTGGTTGCCATGCTCTCTCCTTTACTACTTATTACAGGTGTGTAGCTGTATCAGCAATAATAGTTTTGGCAGCAGCATCTGCAACTGCTTGTGCAGCAAGAGCATCAGCAGCAGCTTTTCCGGCTGCATAATCAGCAGCAAGTTTTGCTTGTGCAGCAGTTGCTACAGTTGCTTTATGTGCAAAGTATGCTACCCTCAATTTTGTAATTGCGGGTGTAACAAAATAACCCACAACAACGCCTACTAGAAATGCAATAACTGTTTCAATCATTTTATGCTCCTTGCTTAGGTTGTGCTTGCTCTGGTGGTGCTAGTGCTTCTTTTGCTTGTTGCATAAGGTCCATATACTTCAAAGCACCTTCTTGTCCTGCTTTTGCAGCAGCTATTTTTAATTCAAGAAGAGCTATGTCATGGCCCTTATCTATACCATCAGCCTGTGCTGTTGCCAACAGAGCTTGTGCTTCAAGGTTAAGAACCTCAGCTTTCTTCTTCTCAACATCAGCCATAATTTCCATAATGGTCTGTTGCATCTTAGCCTTAAGTTCAGCTTGTTTATTCTGTCCTTTAGCTTGTTCCAATTGTACTTTTGGATTTGGAAGGGGTTGTTGAGCATTGGGTCCTTTAGGATCAGGAAACAATTGCTCAATATTTGGAACCTTCAAAGCCCGTAAGTACATAAGTTCAACTTGATACTTGTCATAACCATTAGTAGATATAGAAGCCTCTTTAATGGCAACAGCTTGTTGCAGTCTTTGGCTATCACTAATGACATGTGGATCAGCACTAGGACGAATTGCGGAAGCATCGCCTGCATAGTCTTTCTCTAAGACAACTCCACTATTGTCTTTAGAATCAGTGAAGTATTGTGTTTCAGTAATGTAAAGTTGATTCAGACGATATAGTTTACGGAACTCATCACGCATAGCTCGATAGGTACGTTTGAAGATACCACTAAATATCTTCATACCTTGCTCTACACTGTTGCGAGAAGTCTCTGCCGGAGTGTTCTGACCCGGTGATACCCCTGAGAGCACATCTACTGAACCACCAATACGCTCACCATAATTAATGAGCAGTTCCAAAAGAGTAAAGAGTACTTGACTTGGTTCTCTTACTGGAAGAGGCATGATGCCTTTTTTAAGATCGTCTCCTGTGGATTCTACATGTTTCCACTCCAAAGGAGCGAAACTCATATTACCACCCCTAATCTTAACACCCCTTGAAAGGAAACCACCTGCAAGAGTAGCCATTGTACCAGCATCAATAAGCTGATTAATTAATGTGTTAATAGAGTCATTCAGTGGGCCTAACAGTACACCAAAGCCCAAGTCATAGAACCCACCATCTGGGGATGGGATGAAAGGATACTTGGTAAAGTATTGCTCTGCCTTGATAGACAATATTTTATTCTTTTTGTTCCTTTGAATGCCTTCTTCAAAGAAACGAGCCACTATACGAACTACCTGCTTTGTATCTCTACGGATATATGTGATGTAGGGTTCTGCATAGCCATCACCATCCAAATCAAGATAGTGGTGGTGCTCAATAAATTCATATGGGGTGCTCTCATCCAGAGTGTCCGGTACTTGCATTCCCTGAGATAGGTCTTTTACTTTGCCTAGACCTGTTTGAATCTTTTCACCCGGTTGAGAATCTATGTCTAAAGGCAACCACAACTCACGGGCAACTCTCTCATAGATGTCATTACTAGACATATACAAGACCTGACTAATGCGTGGAGCAGTCTCCAAACTCTTAGTCCAATAGTTTACAACAAAATCCTTAGCAAGGATGTATTCAGAAATATTATGTTTCTTAATAGGATCAAAGTAAGACTTCTTAAAGGCAGAACCTAGAATAGGTTGTGTGATGAGGACTTTGTCCATCTCACTTTCCCAGTCTTCATCTTCTTCCATCACCTGATAGCTCATGTGGTTTTCCACACGGAGACCACGTGCTGCCTTCTGTCCATCAGGGTCTTGCCCAACTATCTTACATTTAACTGGACCATCTGAACCCACCAACACGGGATAGGCACGAGCATGATATTGCAATGCTGCAATGGTAATAAGTGGAAACTTAACATTAGACGCATTGGGCCAAGGAAAGCTTTTGGCTTCCTTGATTTGAAGGGCGAGCTTCATCGCCTCTTCATTGCGCTTATCCCAAGCATCCCTTGAACGAAGATCAGTCTCAAAGTCTTTTGAAACTTGTACACCAATCTCTGCCAATTCTTTGGCTGTCAACTTCGTAGCTAGATTAGCTGTTTGAAGGATAACATCAAGCTTTAATTTGGTTGTTAGTTCCATTATTCTTTTCTAGGTATAGTATGGTTGCTTTTAAAAGATTAATATCATCTTGTGCTCTTCCCAACATAAGATTACAGTATGTACAGAGTAGTCCTCTTATCTTTCCTGTAGTATGGTCGTGGTCTACGCACAGTGCTATTTTAAGTTCTGCTTGTGGTGTTGAACATATTGCACAACAAGCTTCTTGGTCAACCAGTAACTGTAGATACTCCTGTTGAGTTATGCCAAAACTTCTTTTTCTTGAGTAATGTCTACTATATTCTTGTATTTTATCTTTATTTTTTAGATAGTAGGCTTTTAGTGTTTCTGGTTTATTCTTCATATCTAATAACCCGTGGTATTATTTCTACCCTCATCAAGACTATTTTTTGTTTGTATAAGCCAAGCTTCTTCTTCATCTTCTTCTATAGAGTTTGCTGCGTTCATCTTGTCCAGCATAATACCAAGATAAGCCCATGCATCCACTTGGTCATCATGTCGGTCTCTGGGGAAACGCATTAACT